TTGGCAAAATAATGACATCATTTAATTGTAGAATGTTCCAAGCTAATGGAGACTGGTGTATATATTCAATGAATGAAATGGCTGCATCTACAAATTATTTTACTAAATATAATATTTTATCTACTCCTACAATAACGAGTAGTGGTGTTTTAAGTAATACAGTTAATATACTTCCTTATGCAGATGGGAATGTGCATTTTATCAATAATAGTCAAGTAAAGCTATTAAAGAAAGGATTTTATAATATACAAGGAAGGGGTGCTTATGAATCAGCTTTAAACTATTGCGATAATGCAGACTTGAAGCTAAATGCATTCCCAACTAATACTGCAACTGGGTTTATTTTAGGTGTTACTGGCGATTCAACTGCAACAATAGTACCAGATACGACAGGTCAATTTGATTCTGTTTCTTTAGTAAGAAATACAAGTGGATTAGCAAGTATTGAGAATGGTAATTTAGCTGCTCCAAATTATTTCCTTCCTTATATTGGGGAAGTACCTTTTAAGTTAAGTTTTGAACACGCAACTTCAACAAGTGCTAAATTGCAAATTTCAATGAATACATCATTAGGAGTTGTATATTTAGATACAAATGGGCTATGGCAATCTTCAGTACAAAATTTAACAATAGATGATAATGATGCTACATATTCAACATATACTAAAGATATTCCACCATATTTTGTATCAAGTGTTGCAATTTTTGGGTATTTAAAGTTTAAGATAATATGTAATGCATCTGGAGAATCAACAGCACTAAGAAACTTCATTATACAAAGAGGAGATAGTGAAATAAAATTTATTGAAGCAAACTATGTTGCTGATAATACAATTCAATCTACTTTACAAGTATTTGAACAACCTTATGGCAATAACTATCTTACTACTTATACATATTCATCTAATAAAGGTGTTTTATGTGCTTCAGATGGTACATTCTTAAAGGATTGGTATTCATCTTGTCCTAGTGGCACTCCTTTAGGAGCAATAGATTTAATTGTATTTATGACTTATCAAAACATAAGAAACTTAAATAAGAACGTAGCAACTGTTGAGTGTGATTTAGGAGAACATATAAGCGGTGGAGGATTTGTCTATTTAGATAAGGTTTTTACTACAACTGATACAGTTACAGGTAATTTGTCTTATACTGGAAAGAAATTCATAATGAATAGAGTAAGTCAAAATGCTTATGTAAACGAATTAAACTCAGTTCAATTAATTGAGGTTAGCGTTGCTGAAATAACGGCATTTATTATTCCAAATTACATAACAGATACAGGGCAACTAGGTCCGTTCTGGTTAGCACAATTTAATATTAATATAGTTTAACTTTGCAATATGGCAGATAAAGTACAAGGTAATAATATGATTCTCTATTGGCAAAATCCGAATGGAGTATTCTATCTAAATGGTGGTGTTTCACAAGGCACAATAAGTGGTAATACTTACTATGAATTAAGTTCTACTGAAAATGTAGGTGCTAGTGCTGACTTTACTGCAACAGGAAATAATGTTATAGCTAGGTTTATTACGGATGTAAATAGTCCTAATATGACTTCTATCCTTGCTGGAACTTGGACTTTTAATTCTTATGTATCTATTACAACAGATTTAACATCTAGTCCATCTTTTTACTTTGTAGTATCTAAGTACGATGGAACAACATTTACAACAATAGCAACAAGTTCTACTACTGTTTTAACTTCAATTAGCAAGACTTTATATAGCACTTCATTGACTTTCCCATCTACTGCACTTGGTGTAACTGATAGAATAGCAATAACTGTTTACCCTTTAAATGTAGCTGCAAGAGATATTACTTTTTACACTCAAGGAACTAATGTTTCTAAGGTAACAACTACAATACCAACGGATATTCCTTTTGCTTGTTCAACAAATTGTTCTTTCTCGGTTAATGTGGACCAAAAAGAAGTAACATCTCAAACGAGTGCTTGGTATAGAGAATTTAAGAACGACATAGCTAATTGGAGTGTAAATTGCGATGGATTAATAACATTAGAGAATTACGGATATTTATACCTATTACAAACGCAACAAAATAGAACACAAATAGCCATTAAATTTGCTATTGACAATGGAGTAGATGGCTTAGTAATTATAGGTGGAAATTGTAATCTTACGAGTTTACAAATCAATGCTCCTTACAAGGACATAGGTACTTATTCAGTAGGTTTACAAGGTTCTGGTCCTTATACAACTTCAGGAGTTTCAATAAATCAAAATGGTGTGATAATAACGGCAAGTAGTCAAGTGTATATGAAATCTGCAACGGCTGCTGGTGGAGAGACTACTATTACTTTTGCAGATATGATAGGAAAGACTTGTCTAGGCTTTACAAGAGGTGGTGTAGAGGTAAGAGAGATACTTACAACAGGAACTCCTACAAACGACCAGATTAAGTTTACAAGTGCAAGTGGTGTGGTTACTTTTGGAAGGGCATTAGAAGTAGATGAATTTATTAGAGGAATATTTCAATAATTAATATGAGCAATCAATTACAAATATCAGGAGCAGCAAAAATTAGGAGCATACAAGGTCCAGTAGTGGCTAATAGTGGTGTAATAACTGCCTTAGATGGTGATGCTTCTCAATATGTTAGAGGAGATGGTACTTTAGCTGATTTCCCTACATCAACAGGTGGAGGTAGTTCGGTTTCTTATTATCTTAATACAAGTGTAAGTCAAGGTACAATAGGTGGGGTTGCTTATAAACAATTAAGTAAAGTTCCTATTGCTGGTGCTGGAACTGATGTTACTATTTCGGCTAATGGTTACATAGCAAGTTATTTAACTGATGCTAATGACCCTGCTTTATTAGAAGTACCTGCTGGAAACTTTAATTGTGAGTTTTATTTTAGTGTAAACTCTAATGCTCACAATCCTTATGTTTATGCAGAAGTATATAAGTATGACGGAACAACTTTTACCTTATTAGGTAGCAGTCAAAGTGTTCCTGAGTATTTAACTAATGGAACTACATTAAGTCCTTATTACTTTGCTATTCCTGTTGCTACTTCGGTTTTAACTATAACGGATAGAATAGCAATTAGAATATATGTAAACGTAGATGGTAGAACAGTTACTTTACATACTGAAAACAATCATTTGTGTCAAGTAGTTACGACCTTTTCTAAGGGATTGACTACATTAAATAGTTTAACAAGACAAGTACAATTCTTTCAAACAGGCACAAGTGGAACTGATTTTGCAATATCTTCAAGCGTAGCTACTCATACTTTTAATTTGCCTGTGGCTTCGGCTGCAAATACTGGTAAATTGAGTTCAACGGATTGGAGTACATTCAATGGCAAAGTTCCTTACACAGGAGCAAATGCAAATGTTGATTTAGGAGTAAATTCTTTATTTGCTTATGATTTATATGCAAATGGTAATGGCACTAATAATGCAAATCTTTATTTAAAACAAGGAACTTCATCTTTATTAATTGTAAATGGTTATAGTAATATTTTAGCAACAGGAACTAAAATAGGTTTCCAAGTAGCAACAAGTGCAATAGCAGCTTATTATGCTGATTTGCAATTTTCATCTTTAACTGCTCAAAGAACTTACACACTTCCAGACGCTTCAGGAACAATAGCACTTACTTCTAATTTATCTTCTTACGTGCCTTATACAGGAGCAACTGCAAATGTAGATTTAGGGTTAAATAATTTAACTGCAAATAATGTATTTGGAGAAACAAGTTTAAATGTTAAAGTATTACCAAGTGGTTCTGTTTATTCAACTGGTTATGCTACTTTATCTTCTTTAGCTGGTAAATTTACAATGGCACAAGAAGCGACTGTTGGTAACTTAAAAGCATTTACTTTTGATTTTTCTGCTTGGGCAAGTAACTCTAGTTATACTTATACTTTACCTGCTGCAAGTGGAACAATAGCTTTAACAAGTAATTTAACTGCTTATTTGCCTTTAAGTGGTGGAACTTTAAGTGGGCTATTAAATATTTCAACTGCAAGTTATTTAACAAGCAGATTAAAACTAATTAATACTGCAACAGGTGGTAATAGTTGGAGTTTAAGTTCTGGCAATGCAAACAATTCTATTAATGATGGTTTATTTACAATTATTAATGAGACATTAAGTAAAAACATTTTTGTCTTAGGCCCAACAGGGAAATTAGATATAGGAGCAGATTTAGGAACTATAAATCCTTCTTTTGCTTTATCTGTTTATGATACTAATCCAGTTTTAAGAGTGTTTGATTTAGCTGGTAATAATTCTAATATAAATTTACAAGCTACAAATACTGAAGCGTATATAAGAGCAGGATATGCTACAACTGCAATTCCTTTAATATTTCAAACAGGCAATACTACAAGATTAACTATTGCTGCAACAGGAGAATCAACATTTACAGGTGCATTAAACGGAACCAGTGCAGTTTTTTCAAGTACAGTTCAAGCATCTGCATATAGATTAACAGGAATGACTGGAGGTAGTGGTGCTTTATATTGGACATCTGATAGAGTTACTTTGGCTAACTATAATGCAACAGGGTTAGTTCAAATTGAAGCAAATGGAGGCACATCGGTAGCTGTTTTTGGAGGTGCTACATACAATAGTGATTTTGTAGGCACAGGAAGATTTACAGGAGCTTTGACAGGTACAAGTGCAAGTTTTTCAAGTAGTGTAACGGCAGGTAGTCTTATAGTAAATCAAGCTAGTACTGCTGCTGATATAATTTTAAAATTTGCTATTGCTGGTACGCCTAAATGGTTAGTAGGTT